ACCAAAGCACGTTCAATAGCCTTTTTAGAAGTATTTTGATTTGGGTCATAGTGTTCCTTCGATTCTGCCTCTAGAGAGGCGTAATAGTCGTTTAATTGAGCCTGTATGTCAAAGAAGTTGCCGAGTTGTACTCCCACTTCATTGATTGTTTGTAACTCGATTTCTTCATAAGTTTGTTGTTTCTTGGAAGCGGCTTTCGCTTTCGCCAAAGGCTTGGGGGTATCTTCTGACTTGGACTTGGGTTTTGGGCTAAACAGTCCAACAATCCAATCCCAGATTCCCTTGATGGCCTTGACATCAGCCATGACACCTTCAATTGTCTTCTTAGCACCCTCCAGTTCCATGCGCCCTTCATGGAGCATTGCACAGCCTGATTTAATGGCTGAGACTGCGCCTTGGGCAAGGAGGAGGAGGCTGAAAGGATCAATGGGTGTCTCCTAGCCAGCAACTGCGCTGACATACTTTTGTGTTTCAGCAAAGTTTGGCACTTTATTGCCAGCCTTGATGACATTTCCAGCACCTGCGTTGTATGCCGCAGTAGCCAATTTAGTGTCTCCACCAAACATTTTGAGTTGTTTTGCCCAATAACGCACACCACCACGGACATTTTGCTCAAAGTCGTATGGATCAACGCCTAATTCTTGGGCAGTAGTTGGCATAAGTTGCATTACACCAATAGCACCCTTGGGCGAAATAGCAGACTGTTTAAAGCCTGATTCTTGGTTTGCCAATCTAGTAAGCAAGTTTATGTGTTCTCCAACGCCTAGTTTTTGTGCTTCATCTTCAATAATAGACGAAACTTCCTTTTTTCTAGGAATCGTGTCTTGATGCAACTTCATAAGTTCTTGGAACTCAGCAGGGCTTAAACCTTGTTGAGGTTGCTCTTGAGGTGCTTGCTGTGGCATTTCCTGTTGAGGGATAGCGCTAGGCATAGGAGTATTGGCAGTTGGTTGTTGCTCCATTCCGATATTGATGCCATTGTTTATCATGGTTTGTTTTAAAGCACTCAAAGCCGTATTAACAAGGTTTTCGTTGCCAGAAGCAAGACCAGCCTTTGCTTTATTTATACCAGTAAGCAGTTCTTTGCTAATTTCAGGATCAATCAAAGCATTGACATAAGCGGCATTTTCAAGCCTATCTTTTCTTGCTCGTAACTTATGCACAAGCATTGACAGACCCACATAACCAGCGGAAAGGAATGGCGAAACAAAGCCAAGTCCACCAGCAATGCCAAACTCAACGGCAAGACCTTTGTAATTGGTTATCTTTTCGCCAGGCCGCACATTCAACTTGGTTTCTAAAATATTTAATCCTTTTTCAATCATTTCTAGGTTCTTAGCCTGTTTGCCAGTAAAGGCTTGATCGAATAGGTTTTTGTTTTTAACAATAAACTCAGATGGATTAGCGTCTTTTTGAGCCGCCTCAATCATTGCTCTCTGTATTCCAGATGTTTCTGCGCCTGTTTTATCCTTTTCAGCAGTACGCAACAACTTTGTAAGCATCTCTGGTTTTGCAAAAGCACCTGATTCATTTGTATTGAATACATCCTCAAGACGAGTTTTCTTCAATAACTGAGCAGTAGCCGCATCAGCAATGTTTGCTTTGCGTAATTCCATGTCAGCCTTAGAGCGAACATAGTTCTCTAAGTTTCCTTGAAGGTCTTGGAAAGTACGCTTTGCAGAAGGAACAAAGTTAAAACCATCAGCGTTGTCGTATATAAAAGCAGACAGTTTCTCAGGTTTGATAGAGCCATCAGCATTTAATACGCTACCAGACTTCATAAACTTCTGAATCAAAGCCTCTGTAACTGCTTGTTGAGCCAAAGGATTATTGTCATTTAACTTAATGAAGTTGTTGATGTACTCTGGCTTTGACACAAGTTTTGATGCAACATCAGAATCTTGTATAGATTGACCAAAGCGGTTCTTTTTACCTAGTTGCCCACCAAATCCTTCATAGAAAAGACCCATGAAATCAGAACCATACTTTGCTTTTGTTTCAAGGTAAGCCTTGCCAAAATCACCTTCTAAGGTTGATAAGCCATTATCTAAAGCAACTTTAGCGGCTCTAACTTGATTAAGCATTGCCCTAGCATCAGGATTTCCCATAGATGCGGCTTGATATGTTTTTGAATACTCTTTGTTTATTGCATTTGAGTAATCATGCAAAACACTAAAAGGAACACTTTGATTCTCTTTAACAAACTGACTCATTTGCTGTATTGCTTTTTGAGTTACAGGATCAAAAGTTTCATATACAGGAACAGAAATGTCTTTTGTTGCTTGATAAAGAGTATTTAAATTATCAGGAGACATTTTTATGTTTTTAGCATCTCCTTCTTGTTTAAATGTATTAAAAACATCTTGCCAATACTTTGCTTTTGTGGCTTTTACTGTATCTCTTAATTCACGGGTTGCTTGACCCAAATCCATAGGAGATGTGCCACCCATTGCCTGAAACTTCTGAGTAACATTTTTTAATGTGTCATCTAGAGAAGAAATTGTGTTTTGTAGTACAACAGATTGTTTGGCATAGTCTTTACCAAATGTTTGTAACACACCATCAGAAGATGGGAACATTGAGTTTAGTTTTGCATTAAATGCACTTTCAGTATCTGAACGATTTGCCCGTAATGACAAAATAGCATTTACATCATTTTTAGCGGCTAACTGCGCCCTATCAATGACAGCAACTTCTTTGGTTAACTCAGCCAAGTTTGGTTTAAAGTCATTTCCATAGAACTTTTTGAGTTCTGCCATGTTATTAAATGTGTCGGCTATATCTTTATTAGTTGTAATTAGTTCTGCAATTGGCTTGGGAATGGCTTGTTTTAATGGAAACAATGCCTCAGATGCGGCTGTAAATGGTTTTGCAATAGCCCCACCAGTAGTACCTATTGTTCGTCCAGCACCATATAAACCTGCATTGACAACGCCACCAGTAGCCGCTTCTTCTGCCACTCGTTCTGCATCAATACCGCCTTGAGAAAATGATGTGACAGCAGATGGAATACCTGCCCCAACAACGCCACCACCCGCAGTTCTAGCAACATTAGAAAGCAAACTAGCACCACGCACAGGCGCACCAACTACACCCAATGCTACGTTTGCAGGGTCAAATAACTGTTGACCAACTTGAGAAGCAAACATCTTTGGCTCTGCCACAGCATAGCGACCAATGTTTTGTAGGTTTTGCGATACTTTTTCACCAAAAGAACGATCACCAAACAATTGTTGTTCACGCTGTTTATCTGCTTCTGCCTGTTGTTGGGCGGCAAGCATTTCTTGTTGTGCTTGTTTAGAACCCAATGGTGCGGCAATACGATTAAAAAGACCTGTTGGGCCAGTTAAAAGATTAGACGCAAGATTGCCTTGACCACGACCAGTTAAGACTTCTAAGCCTTTTCTACCTGTATAGCCAAAAAATCCCTCTTGCTCCATTGCGGCTTTTTCTTTATCCAAAGCCTGTTGCTGTTGGGCGGCACGTTGTGCCTCAATCATTTGATTGGGTGAGGTAACTCCAGTTAAAACAGAACCACGACCACCGCCAGCACCAGTAGGAGGTAACTTAGGCTCTGGTTGTGCAGGTGCTCCGCCACCAATTAAGGACTTGAGTTCTTCAAACTCATCTGCGCTGAGTGCCATAATTCTTCCTTAATTTATAAACCTAGTTGCTTACGCTGTTCTGGAGTTGCCCGTTTAAGTAACTCATCCCTTCTAGATGTTTGGTTTGAACCAGAAGGTGTAGGAGGTGTTGTAACACTTCTAACACGGGATTCTAAGTAAACATTGTTTGAAGCCAATACATCTTCTTGTGCTTGTTTTAAACGTTTTAAAGCCTGTTCAGCACCAGCATTTGTATTTAACTTCAAGTAACCTTCAATTTGCTTTTGTGCTCTTAAAGCGTCATCTTTGGCTTGAACACCTTTAGCGGCATTAAGAACACCATTTATGCCTTCGGTCAAATAAGAACGAACATCATCTTGTGCTTTTGTATTGTCAGAAGGTTCACCAAGGAATCCTGTGCTTTCTGCCCATGCTCTAAAGTTGCTTGCAGGGCCAAACAATACTTTTGGTTGAGGGCCTGATACTTGACTTAAATAATCATTAGTTCGTTGAATTTTGCTTTGAACAATAACATTACCTTGCCTTGTTTCAGCAATGTCTTTTATTTCAGCATCTGTATGTGGTTTTGTTCCTTGTTTAACAGACTCAACATATTGGAACTGCTTAATTGGATCATTTGGATACAACTCAGAGGCTTGAAGATACATTGCCTTTTCTGCTTTTGCCGCAGGATTTAACTTTGACATACCAATTGCTTCTTGGAATGTTTGATCGTTAGAGGCAAGAGCCGCCGCTTCATCCATTGTTTTAGCCGCACCAGAATCCATAAGTGCTTGCATCCGTGAACGCTTAACATTTACTTCTTCAAGTGCTCTACGCTCACGTTCTTGTTGTACGCCAGCATATTGAGCAGTTTGTGCCGCTTCTTGAGCCATCTTTTGACCCATTTGAATAGCCGCCATGCCTCTCTGTACATCACCAGCCGCAACTAATTGTTTTCCAAGTGTTGCATATCCTTGAGGAGAAGTTAAATCAGCCTGACTAGCCATATTTTGAAACTGGGATATTCTTTGCAACTGTGGGTCTTGACCACCCAACATTCCACCGATAGCACCCGCTAAACGATTAGCACCATAGCCAATGCCTGTTTTAGCAAGGGCAAAAGGATCAAGTTGAGCCAATTGAGATGCTTGTGATAAAGCCTGTCTATTTTGTTCTGCTTGGTACATCTCAGGAGTCGTTCCAAACAAACCACCTACTATTGAATCTGCCATTTGGTTACCCCTTAAAATATGCCCATACTTTGATAATTGGAAAATTCACTAGGAGTTATTCCACCAGTAAATGTTGACTGAGGAATTACACCAGTTCCTGTCATCCAATTAGTATTGATTCTGTTTGCTATACCTTGCTGTAATTGAGGATTGGTAGATGCGTTAATTAGTGCACTTGCATAAGGGTTATACGCATTAGCAGGTTGCATTGTGTTTGCCGCACCAACTCCACCACGATAAGTGAAATCACCTGATCTTGCGCCATAAGCGGCAGATTGACCACCTAAACCAGCACCCAATGTCAAATTGCTTTGACCAAGGTTTTCTATGCCAGTTTGTATGCCTAATGTATTTTGGAATGGAGACAATGCACCAACTTGCCCTTGTTGATAACTGCCAAGTAAGTTTGCACCTGTGCCAAATAACCCTGCACCAAAAGCAGTTTGTTGTTGTCCAGCCTGAGTAGCACTTGCCGCCAATTGCAAGTCTTGCATAGCCCTAGCATTAGCCAAAGCCGCCGCTTCTGGGTTAGCCGCCATCAAACCACCGCCTTGAGCCACAGACAATCCTGTTCTTCCAGAGTTTTGTAACTGATTCATCAAGTTAGCAGATTGTTGTTCACGGCTAGGAGCAAGCAAAGCCTGTTGCTGTTCCATGTACTTTTGAGCCGCTTGTTCAGGAGACTGAGCCAAATACTGTTGCCCAAGGTTAAATAGTCCACCTGCCGCACCTTGTAATGGTGCATATTGTTGTTGTGCGCCCAAGCCTTGTTGTATCTGTTGTCCCATCAAACCAGATAACTGGTTTTGATAGGCTTGATACTCAGGAGATACGTTGTATCCAGCACCAGTTAAGTTGCCTTGGGCATCCGTTGTAAATTGAGATGTTCCATAGCGACTTGTAACGCCAACAGGACGGAATTTAGAGGCTTCAGCCGCTATTCTTGCCGCTTCTAATTGAGCATTGGCAGAAGTTTGTGCCGCACTTTTAGCAGAATCACCCGCCATCATGCCGCCTACAAGACTGCCTCCTACTGCTATTGCTGGTGCTATCCAAGGCATATTATTCCCCTTTAATTAAAACTTCATCCACTTTGGACGGGTCTGTCTCGTCCGTAGCATGAACACAATACCAAACCACATCGGTGATGGCTTTTACCCCATGATTCTCACCAGCCTTAATATCAATACAAGCAGGTGCTTCAACAATTTGAATATCACCTTCTTTAACAATCACAACTTTACCTTTGGAAAGAATCCCAAAATGGGAGTAGTTATGCTTGTGTTGCATAAGCATCTGCCCCGCCATAATGTGCGTTTCCTTGGCATACAGTCCATCACTAAAGTGGTGCGTAATCATGCTGTGCGTTTCCAAAGATAGACAACAACATAAGGCATCAAGTTAGCATTTGTGCCACTAGAACCTGTTGATGTATTGGTTGTTGCTACTGTGATTCCAGTTGTTACTGTGTTTGTATTTGGCGAAGATGATGTTGTACCTGTTCCTGCTTTCATATTTGTTGAACTAATAGTGCTTGAGCCAAAACCAGCAGAATAATCAGATGGAATACCAGATATATGGTAATGGCCCGCATCAGTAACAGTAGAAGTAGCCGTGTGGGTGTGGCTAACAGTAATGGCATCTTTAGAACCACCTGTATTGCCTACTGTGCTGAATGTGGCATCTCCACTATCTAAGCCAACCATGACCTTACCTGCACCAAAGGCAGTCCAAGTACCAAAGCCAAGCAAGGTTGCAGGGTTAGTGCTTGAAGTTGCATTTGTATACACAGTTCCAACTGGATACAAGGTCTGCAATACAGCCTGTACAAATGCAGTAGTTGCTAACTTAGTAGAACTATCTGAAGAACTCTGAGTTACTCCAATTGTTCCCGTAGGCAATGTAGGCGTACCCGTAAATGTAGGGCCAGACAAGTCTGCCTTAGTTGTAATAGCAGTAGCAATATTATTGAACTCTGTATCAATCTCAGTACCCTTAACAATCTTTAAGGAATTGCCAGAGGAAAGACTATCCTTACTGGCGAAATTGGTTGCTTTTGTGTAATCTGTCATTACAGTTCCTTAATAAACCTTGCCTTCTTTGGCAAATATCTCAATCTTTTGGATGCTCAACGGGAAAGTATTGATGTCTGCCTCATAACCAGTTTGAACAACTTTGCCCGAACCAGTTGGGTAAACACTCAATGTCTGCAAAGTTACACCACCAGAATAGTAGGCAACTGTTGTAGCATTTGCTCCATACTCGGCTATACCATAATATGAAACAGATTGCGTAGGAATTTTAGCCGACTGAGAGTAATAATTACCAGTAAAGTCGTAACCCCACTTGAAAGTTACATACTGATTGCTACCACCGATCACCACAGTCCTGAGTTTCTTCAAAATAGACGTAGCAGAGGGCGTACCAAGATCAGTATGGTTCGTAAAATATTGAAAACGATATGAGGCGGTATCATCGTTATAACCAGAATAGGTAGCAAGATAACCCCCTTTACCGATGTACAAAGTACCATCTTGTTTGGTCAACAAGGATTTAGGTTCAATTGAGTCCCAAGTCGTAACCCTTGCAGAACCATCTTGCAAAGTTCCCTTCATATCAAAGCAGTAGACTGACTTCAATACGGGCAAAGTTAGCAAATAAATGGCTTCTTTACTGTTGTATACAGACTTAATAGTAGGCAAAGACTCGCCAGCAATGGCAGTAATTAGGTCATTACGCACATTCTTAGACAAGTCTCGCAAGGGCATAGACTTCTCTTGGATAGTCCTCAAGGCACTGCGCACACCTGTGGATGACAAGAAAATCAGGTCAGTACCCGTATAAGCCAAGGAATCCCTAGATACACAGCCAATTCCCGTAATGACATCTTGCAAAGTCATGGTGGATGGCGTTGTTGCACCTTGATAGACCAAAATATTGTTCTTACCAAAGATGAACAAAAAGCCATTGTGTGCGCCTAAAGCGATAATGACATCACCACCTTTAGGCCAAACAGTCGTTGTATCTAGCGTTCCCGCAGTACCCGTATTCCACTTGTTTGCCAACTTGGTATCGCACCATTGGACAGTTAACTTGTCTGACGTTACATCTGCCGTCCAAAGCCTTCCATAGGCACTCAGAGCCGTATTTGCCAATTGAGCAGTACCAGCATAGCCAGTTAACTCGCTAACCCGTCTAAACGTGGTTGTAGACAAGGCAGGATCAAAGACCAAAGGATCGTATCCTGACTGAAACAGATAGAGTGCGCCAGCCAAGGAAACCATCTGCCAATTGCTTGCAGTAATAGTGGGGGCAGTACCTCCCCCCCCATAGGTAAGGGTAACAATGGTTGAGCCACTCAATTTATAGAGTTTATTGTTACCAGCCATGATGGTGTAAGAGGTAGCATCAGCAGTTACCACTTCACCAATGGAAGTAATATCATTGGTAGATAGGTCAGTATTGACAGCAGAATTAACCTTTGTCCAACCTTTTCTAGCCCCAATGCGTCCATATTGGTCAATTACGCAGTTATTCGCAATAAGTGCAAAGCCACTAGCCAAGTCCAAAGACGAATCTTGGGTGTTTAACCCGTAGAAGCCTGGGGCTGTGATTGAGTAGGCTAATACTTGTTCAGCCATTACACCGCCTCAAACGAGTCGTTTTCAGGCGATCTAGCCAATTCCAAGGAAATTAGATCAGACAGGCAAGACTTATACAAGGCATAAGCCTCTGAACTACTCAGACCACCATCCTCACCACGCTCAACCAATGCCCTAGCAAATGCACCCAAAACAATGGGTTCTCTTGCCAACAAAGTGGTAGATGTGTCAGTTGTAAAGTCAGCCTCTGGAACGATCAGGCTAAAGCGAATGTTATACACAGCGTCAGGAACAGGCCAAAAGTTGACCTTCATATCGCCATTTGAGTTTACGCCTTGCATTGTGTAATACATTGGCAAACCACTTGTGGGCGTTGGCGTTGTGTAGTAGAACGAGTCGTAATTTGTGTGGGATAGAGGTTGCATTTGGTAAAAACTAGTGGTGTTTATCACATCCATAGTCTTAAACCGCACTCCTGCACCCGTAATAACATAGCCTTGAGACTGTCCAGAAACAGTAGGAACAGTTATAGGAGTATTAAAAGCATCCCAATCATAGGCATCAGACACTTGACGTTTGGCATCATTGATGTACTTGCCCACAAGGTTAGAAACTGTGTTTTCAGCAACAGTAGTAACTTCTGGTTCACGCATACGAACCAAAACATCGTTAACCAAATCTAGATAGGTAGGTAGTGCCATTACTTCTTCCCTTTATTTCTCGCAGAAATCGCTTTTGCTTTTGCCTTTGCGTCAGCCTTGGAGGAAGCCCCCCATGCTTTTAGAGAAAGAAGCAGTCTTGTCGGTTCACCATTCTTGTACTCAGGGCCACTTGCACCGCCCATTCGAGCCAAGAAACTTGCTCTACGGGGATTATCCCCTGATTTAACTGGCGGTTTCAAGTCTCCACCAGTTGTCGCATTATATGATGCTCTGCCCTTTTCGTTCAACCCTCCTTTAGGGTTTTTACCTTCGGAGCGTTGCCAAGCGGGAGTTTTCATCACTTCACCTTTTTTATCTTTTTCGCTGTTTTAGCAGAATCAATAAAGTCTTGCTTAGTTGGCGCACCTTTGCTACCAACCTTACGCATCTTCTCACCCGAACCAGCCTTTATCCTTGCCTGTTTAGCATGGATATTGGCATAGAGTCCTTGCTTAGTAGCCATTTTTCTTCTTTGGTTTGCTCATACCAGCCTCAGACAAGGCAATGGCAACGGCTTGTTTCTGTGACTTGACCACAGGGCCTTTCTTAGAGCCTGAGTGCAATTTACCAGCACCATACTCCTTCATCACTTTGGACACTTTCTTAGCGGCAGGGGATTTCATCTTCATAAATACTCCTTAGATAAGTTCAGTTACAGAAACAGTTGAAGTGGTAATAGCCGCATCTTTGATAAATGCGATCTTTTGACCAGGCGTGACTTTAACGATTTCAACGCAATTAGGTGGAATCATGGTTGATGTTGTAATGCTTGCCGTTGGGCTAGTAGCAATTGCATAGTGGCAATGACCTTGAGAACAAGCAATACGAATCATTGTGGTGTTTGCACCAAAAGCAGTCATTTGAACGCTTGAGGTTGTAACTGTTGCCACTTGAGTCGTGCCATTGCTTGCCACTCCATAGGCAACTTGGTTTGGGTCTAACTGAAAGGTACTCATGTTTTTTCCTTACTGAAGAGTGAGTTGATACAGGGTGTTTTGGTACAAAGCAACGATTTCATCAATCTTGTTTTGCAAAGCAGTCTCAGTACGGGGAACGATCTGTTGGCGGTTAGCCTCAATCCATTCCATTTGCTGACGCAAGACCTCAGACACAGTACCTTTGTACTTGTTGGTTACATAAGGGATGTCCAAGCGGATGGAATAGCGACCCATAAATTGTTGGGCAAAGTCATCTGCCAAAGGAATGATGCCGTCATAGAACTCATTGAGAGTGTTATGTTCAGCAAAAGATAGGGTTTTTAAATGGATTCGGTGGGTAATCTCTCTAGCAAGAAACAAAGTTCCTACAAACTCACCCGCTGTATTGTTCATTCCTACAAATTTATTGTCCGTTGCCATACTCAATCCTTAGTTATTGGGCCACCCGATTTCCATGCGTCACAGGTACGACTTCCCGCACACAGGAAATGGAAAAGTTCACAAAATCCTAGATTTGCCGCATCCATGAACTGCTGATCGTAGGACATCTCTTTTTCGCTCTCATTGGACTTCTCTAAGTCACCCTTGATGCACTCCATCATCTTAGGAGTCTGGATAAATGCGGCACAGTTGCCACAACGCATATTCATTACATCTTTGGTAGTGGCTTTGTACATCTTGGCTTTCTTCAGCCAAAACGCATGATTCGGTTCATCAGGGTTAGGGGGGCCATATCCATACTCTTTAAAAGCATGGTTTCTGTTCTTCAGATTGGTAGAAACATCCTGAGTTGCCACAGGACACATTTTCCCAGACAACATTCCTTGTTTCATCGTAATATTCTTCCAGCAATAAAGGTGATAAAACCACCAGCCATTGATGCTATGGTCATGCCCATCCAAAAGCCACCCTTGGACTTGTTTGCCAACTCAAGTAAAGACTTGACATCATTAGCCAATTGGTGAACCTCGACTTGCAGAGCCTCAACTTGGGCTTCTATTCTGCCGAAATCTCTCGCATCAATATCACTCATAGCAATTGTTCCTTACGGGGTCTACCCATAGGTTTCTTTAACGTGATTGTGTGCCTTGTTCCATCATCTTTGACATCTTCAACAACAATCGAGGTATCCACAAGTTCATACTCATGGTGTTGTTTCATTCCATC